TTTATTGAGAAGAGCACCAGTTGTGCGGCTGGGCAAGACCGAAGGAATTTTTAGTGTTTTGCAATCAGGCGGCTATAACGCCGGGAAGATTGTGATGTTTGAGACAGGCTGACGAGGCCCACCGTGTTTTTCCGCGATTTATATAGAGTGTTCCGTTCACTCGACAACAACATTAGTTTACATCCATGATCAGATTGGCTGCGCTATAGCCAGTTAATGCGCCAGAAGGGCCGCCGAAGAATCCGCCGAGAGCGGTCGCGCCTGCACGAAAAGCCGTTTGGCCAAAAGAATTGGCAGCAGCCATCGTGAGGCGCTCAACTTGCTCGGTTCCGCCTTTGATGACGGGCGTCAGGCGTCTCATAACGAAGTTGTATCCGCTGGTGAGAGCGTCGTTCTCCTGAGCCGCGGGAGTGGCGGCTTGGTTGAAGACGGTACCGGAAGCGAAAGTGAATTCGTAGTGAATGACGACACGGATTTGGCCGACGGTGGAATTGGGGGGACCACCGGCAACGTAAACGATAGGAATGTCCCAGCCGGCGGCTCGGACATAGGGGGAAGCCTGAGGATCGGAGTACGTGAAAAGACGGGCGGATTGACCGTCATTTCGAGGAACCGAAGTCATACCTCCGGGAGAATTCATAGGAACACGGCTATTGGCGGAATATTGGGTCGACCCGATGTTCACGGTCGCACCAACAGTGCCGCTGGAGGCAGGTACGTTAAGAATTCCGAGGGTCCCGGAGTTGTTCATCGCGGCGAGCGTGGAAACGGCATGCACGCCCATAGACACGATACGATACTGGATGCCCGGAACGGCAGAGAAATTCGAATAGCCAGGGTAGGCAGAGGCCGCGGAGATGGCGGTGACACTGCTGCCGACAATGGTGGCCGTTCGGAATCCTTCAGCCGGGTCAGGCGAAATGATCGTGGCGCCAAGACCATTGGCGTCAGTGAAAAGGGGGGCGTACGTTTCCATGGTCCAGGCCAAAGTTTTTGTGGAGGCTGAGTCAGGATACTTGGCACCGTAGGCGGCTGGGCAGAAGGGGTCCGCCAAGCTGCAAACAGCGCGAGCAAGATTACTAGAAACAGCCATGCTTCGGACCGGACGAAGTCGGCGGGGACGAACTGATTGGCGACGTTTACGGGAGCGGGGCGCATTGCGCTTGTTTTTGATAGGCATGAGTACAAAGAATGATAAAGATTAGAGGGTACTGGTAGTGTATTGCTAGACAGTGGAGGCCGACTAGCCATCAATCGCGGCCAAATGAGGCGCAAGATTGAAGTCGATCACCGCCGGAAGGCGGTCGACTCGATCGAGAAGGGAGTTGAAATGTTCAAGGTCAGCGGCAGTTAAGCCGTATCGCCTGTCCAAGAATTCCCAAGTCTCGGCCGTGGCCTCGTGGGACATCAGCGCAGTGGTGCGTCGATATTCCGGTGCGGCCCGAGGATTTGGTCGGCTGAGTCTCTCATGGCAAGCGAAGTACTCCTTCAAAAAAGGGATGAAGGAGACGGCATTGCGGATGGAAACAGCCGAGCCGTAGATGTCGGCTTCGCTAGTTGAAACGGTCCAACCGGCGCGACTCAAAACACGCCCGATCTTCGGCCCAAAAACAGTCCCGGTATTGGTAGGATACGGGACCATAGAGCAGAAGTCCACTTTGGAAGTGTCGTCGACAGCGGTGTAGGTAACCTGCAAGCCCAGGGCGCCGAAACGCTCATTCGCGTCGGTTTCGGTCAGATCAAGGATCGACTTCTTGCCGACGAGAAGGAAATCGTCACCAAGAATGATGACGGCGTAAGTGGCAGTGCTGGGTGTGCCGAAGACATGCTCGATGGCGCAAGCAGTGACCAGGCAATTTCCGATGGTGGTACTGGCGGCCCCTGAAATCTGACGGGGTTCGCGACCTTTAAATCGGATGTGCCGTCGACCTTGGACGGCGCCGGAAGGTTTACTGACTTCAGATAAAGCAGTGAGAATATCCGGCGGCATGCCAGCCGACTCGAGCAATCGCAATTTGAGCTCCAGCGCGCCGAAGCGCTGCCGAGCATCGAATCGCGACATGTCACCGACGCCGTAAATGACGTCGGAGCCAAAGTGTTGGGACATGGAGTCGAACCAAGATCCGATTTCCTCGTTGGAGGCAGTGACGGCGAAGCAGCAGAAAGCGTCGCTGGTCACTGAGAATCGTTCTCTAATCGACAAAGACCAATCGTAAACTTGAGGGGAAAACGCCGCGTTGAAACGCGGGCTGAGACAAAGGACAGCACGCGGGTCGTTGCGGGAAACGCCATCGATGGTGACGGATCCGGTTTTCTCAAGTTTGACGATAAGCTCCAGTTGAAAATCATCTTTCACTAGGGGGCGCTCTCGCAAGGAGAGACGCGCCTCTTCCAACTTACGCTGCACGGAAAGAGGGAACCGTGAGACGTAGGGTTGCCAAGCGTCTTCGAAGTCGGGGACGTAGTAGCCTTCCAGATTGGCAAAGGCGTAGCACAAAGTGCCACGGGTTTCCATTCTGGCGAACACGCGGTCCCAAGCAGCGGGATCCTCGTGCGGCAACAAATCGGCCAAAGTTCGAGTCGTCAACGCAAAGACCGCGGAATCGTCCGTCTTAGGAATGTAAGACGGAGTGATCTCGGCCATGGCAACTCCTTGCAAACGCAGAGAGGGTGTGATAGGACGGTCACTGCGCAACTCGACGTCCTGTCGTATCGACACCTTGCTCCCGCGCGCCAACGGGGGAGCACTCTTACATTTTAAGTATCCTGAGAAGACCAGCGGTTCAGAGAAAGTGACCGCGGGAACCCCAAGAGGGCTTGCAAGCTGGTCGCGCTCTCGAGTCTCCACCCAAGTTAATCCGGCGTTGCGCGCCCTATAGGCCGTAAGCGCTTGGTAGCCGAAGACACCCCATGACGCAACGCTAGCACCAGCGGCGAGAAGGGGATGTCCAAGGGCGACCAAGGCGACCGAAGGGACGCCGGAAATGATGGACGGTGCCCACTGAGGGAGCCGCCAGGGCGTGCGAAAGTTGAGGACGCGCGCGTGGACGGCCCACATGGGGCTTTGAGAGTCGACGATGGAAGCCAAAGCGGAAGTCTCCAGGAAACATTCATGGAGAGCCGCGATGGTAGACAAAATGATAATGTCATGAAGCCAGGCATCCGGAATGTTGTAACCGGTTGCTAGTATCTTCGCCCGTGCAATGAGGAGTTGGTACAGGGCGGGATCTCGTGGTTTACCAATCGCGAGGACGACGAGCTGGTTGACGAGGGACCTGGAAAGCGGCGTGATGGTACCGCCTCCATGAGTGATGAGGATCATGCCAAATAGGACGTAGGCTGCCTCGGCCGGCCGCACAGCCCCCTTGAAGGTGGGGGTGGCGACAACCGAATTGACCGCAGCAACGAGACTCTGGTCGTTGCTGACACCGGAATCTCCGGTGGCGATCATGGGCAAGTTGAGTCCCAAAGGCGACAGCGTGCATGCAAGATGGTTCGCTTCAACGAGCGAGTACGAAACAACCTCCGTATCTCCGAAAGATTGGATAACGGCCCGGTGGAGACTAAACAAACGCGTTTCGCGCAGGACGACAGTGTGGACTGATCGCCAATAGCACGGATCGTGGACGTAGGTCTCTTCATTGCCACGCGCTTTGGCCTCGATAATGCAGTCGGGGCGAAGGGCGTAGCGAAGGTCGCCGGCGCAGAGGCGACCGGCGGCTTCGGGAAAAGAATGTTCGATGCTGATGAAGCATTCGGCTCGAGAACGGGCGATGGCGGACGCGATGTCATCTGGACTGAAATAGTAGACAACGTGGACGCCAAAGAGAGCGAAGAATCGGTTCGCTCCGGAGGCAGCGTGCGGCTGGGCCATGTGTTCGCACAGCTTGGCGTCGCAGCCACAACTCCCCGGTCCAAGAAGGCCGGAATCTTGCGCACGCAACCGTCGCGTGGCATCAGATGGAATGTTGGGATGAAGGTAGACGTTGTAATGAAAGGCAAAGTCCACTCCGACCTCACCGGCCCAGTAAGAAGTGCGGGAGGGGTCGGAACCAATCTCATAGATGGTGGATGTTTTCTTCCGCGATTCGTGGCGATCAAGATACTGCAGGGCAAACTGACCTGCGATCTGACGCTCCGAATGCGCGGCACCATGCTGATTGAAATTGGCACCAACAGGCTGTCGAACGTCATAGCCAAGGGACTTTTGAACGTAGTCCGATGCCTCGGTAGAGATTCGACACCTCAAATTGATCGCCGGTCTTTCGACCGGCCCGACGCTGACAAAGTCAGACGAGAGAGGAGTCACCTCTCCCGTCGCCTTGCCGGCAGTCGCTTCGCTGCTAGGGCGGGTTCTCGATTGTTCAGACATGTTGTAAGAAAAGCTGAGAAGGCTGTCAGAGATTAGCCTGCGATGGCGCAGGGACTGAAAAACG